GTGTTATCTGGCATAATATATTTTTAAAGTACCCAACCTCCAAAATCTGCAACATCATCTGGATACATATCTTCTTGAGAATTACTATAATACTCAGGTATTAATCCAGCTGCGTTATTTTGCATAAAATCTATAAATCTATTTGTGTAAAACTGTGCTGTTGTTCTACTTCTTTCTATTAAGCTATCTACGTGTTCTTTACTTAGTGCTGTGCTATTTTCAGGATTCTTAGTATATATACCACCATTAGCAATATTAACACCAGCGTAAGGTAAGTATTCTACCATACTCCAATGTAGTAGCATACTTTTTATATAATCATTTAATAAAGCTAAATAAGGGTCAGCTAAAGTACCAGCAACTATTTCATTTTGTATTTTAACATAAAGTTCAGTACCTAAGTAATTCTGTATGTGAATATCTTGCGCTTGATTAATATAAGGTAAGATTTTATCATTATCTATATTACCATTAGCAGCAGTAAATACTGAAATATCGTGTCTTGTTACAAATAGTGCTTTACTCATTTTCCTTTATACTTGTGGTATATATTTTTTAACGTCATCATAAAACTTAACATACTCCATTAATTCAGATTGAAGTTTTTTTGTTTTTTTTATTTCTGGCACATCATTTTCTTTTAAACCTAATTCTCTCACTTTCTTCATTAAATCTTCATTATCCATTGGTATAATTCTTTGAGCGTGATAATTTAATTCATTTCTAACTTTAATAAATCTTGAATAAGCTCTTGCTAAATCAGCTTCTGCTTTTGCAAAAATATTTCCTTCTTTTTCAGCAAGTTTTATTAAAGAATTTGCTCTTTTAATATTTTCTTTTAATTGAGAAAGTGTTTTTAGTTCTATTCTTTCACTTGCTAATTCTACTTTTGTAGATTCACTTAGTTTTTCAAATACTCTTCTTTGTGTTCTCATTTTAATTATATTATATATTAATTACTTTTTAAAAATTTGTATCCACTTTCTATTTCATTAATGAGCAAACCTATTTTTTCACCTAAATCATTATATTCTTTTATACTTTTAACATCTACACCTAATTCTTTAGCTTTTCTTGCAAACTCAAAACTTACTTCTTTAGCTTTATCTACAACATTTTCACCATTTGCATTTTCATTTCTTTGTTCATTTGCTTTTTGGTCTATTAATTTTGTAATTTTTTTTAATTCCTCTAAAGAATTAGAAACTTTAGAAATAGCTTTATTAACTTTGTTTATTTCTTGTTTTATTTCATTTACACTACCTAAATTAACTTTATGAGTTGCTAATTCTACCTTTTCTTTACTTAATGTTTCAAATATTCTTTCTATTGTTGTTTTCATTACTTACTTTTTATAATTTGGATGATGTCCTTTATTCGGCATATTTACTGGAGCTTTCTTTGCTTGTTTATGTCCTCTTGGTTTTGCTTCATAACTCTTTGGTATTTCTTTTACTACATCATAATCTTTTAAATCTTTACTACCTTTTTTACCATCTAAAGCAGCATCAATTTTCATTCTATACAATACTTGCTGCCATTTATGCCTACAATATACGCCACCTTTAAACTTAAATAAATCATACTTTTGGCCTTTGTGCATTGGTAACTCAGCAGCTTTAAAATTCATTTGCCTACTTGCTTTATCAATATCTTCTAATCTATATACAACACCTCTTTTGCTTCTTGACATCATTTCTTTGCAAAACTTTCTACTCTTACCACCTTTGCCTTTTGCACTTGCTGTATTGTATTTGTATCTTACTTTATAATAACTTTTATCTAAATTAGATTCTTTGTTAGGTGAGTTTTTAATTGGTGTATCACTTTTAACTGCTGATGCTAATTCTATCATATTATTAGCCCAATCTTCAACACTCATATTATCTTCGCTTACATCTCTAATATCAACTATTTCAAATTCTTCACTATTCATTATTTCACCACCTAAGGTATCTAATGCTTCATTTAGTAGTAAATCACTATCTTCATCTGAAATGCTCTTAGAAGCCATTATTTCAAGCTCTGTGCTAAAATCATCATCTTCTTTAATACCTGTTTGTTCTTCTCTTTCTTCATTATCAAGTTCATCTAACTCCATAAACTCTAATGGCTCAATAGTTTTAAAGTAAAGATTTAAACTAATATCATTTACTGCTAATATTGTATCTAAGCTATCAATTAAAAGGTTTTGGTACGGTTGTATAACTACATTGTTAAAAAGCCTTGAGGCGTTCTCTATTTCGTCAGCATTAGAAGAAAAACCATTAGCAGAAGATAAACCTAATAACAATGGTGAAGTAACTCTATGAGTAAGCATAATTTTCCTGGAACATTCTTCACTTAAATAAGAATAATGTGCTGGAGCATCATTTAACGGTATATCCTCAACAGTTGTTTTACTTTCTGCATTATTGTTAAATGCTACAATTACCTTTTCGCCATAGCTACCAGTTAGTTTTGACATTACATCATTCTTAATAGCTAATTGCTTTTCTCTATCTGGTACACCATTGTTAAAGTTCACCACCTTTGTACCACTAAAACCATTTTGTGTATCATTAATTAAATAACACGCTATCTCATCTTCAAGTGTTGCATAGGCAGTATTGTAATCTGCTGGACTATAATAGTAAAAACCAGTTACATATCTTTTAATAATAAATATTTCATTTTGTGCGCCACTACCAAATACAGGAAACTTTTTTAGTTTTGTATTTCTATTAACCTTACTCCAATCAGCAGAATAAAAATAGTTTTTTACTTCACCATTATCATTCATTTTTTCAGCTCTTAACGTTTCTCTTGGAAAGTGTGTTATTGCTGATATTTTAGAACCATTGTAAGTTATTTGAAAAGCAGCTTCACCTAATAACTTTAAATCTTGGCAAACGTTTCTTAAATCGTGTGGTTTTACTAAACTTTTCATTTGTGCATACTGGTCTGGCTTTTGAGCAGAATCAGTTGCATCTAATCCTTTTCCGTAAATTTGATTAACAACACCGTTAATTACAGCATTGTTTGTTGTGCTATCCATATAAGCATCAATCAAACTTTGGTAATAATCATTGTTATCGCCTATAGAAACCCAATCTTTATTACGTTCCTCTGTGATTGTTGGCCTTTCGTATTGACCTAATTGTATTAAATGTAAATTATCCATAATATATAAATTGATTGTCTCCTGTGCTTTGTTCTATATAAACACCATTTGAAATTTCATAGTCTGAAAGTGTTTGGTCTGAACAATACATCTTGTCTTTAAAAATTATTGCGCTATCTGTTGTGTTAGTGATTGTAATAGTATAGTAATTGTTTTCTTTTAATATTGTAGGTTGTTGAAAATCTTCAAGAAAAGTATATTGATAATAATAGTCTAATTCATTAATGGTCATATCAGTATCTGTAAAAATAATTTTATTTTGTGCTTCTGATTTAATATCAATTTTATATGTTTTAGTATTTAAAATATCCTCTCTTGGTATAAAGTTAATATATTTTACCCCTAATGTTGGATTTATCTGCATATTTTATAATAAAAAAGGGGTGGCTAATCACTTCCACCCCTCCAATCAAACTATATATTATGAATCACACAATTAATTTAATCGCGTATTTTTTAACTATTCGTACCTACAGTTACAGTTACAGTTGCAGAACTCATTCCAGCAAAAGGATCAGCAGCAGTACCACCACTAATAAAGTTAGCTGGCTCTAATTCTTGTCCAGTTAATGTTAGTGAGTAACCGCTTAAGTCACCAAAAGCTGTTCCTGTAGCTATACTACCACCAGTTACTTCCATTCCGTGTTCTAAGCCACAAAGCATAAAGTTACCGTTTCTATCCTCAACAGCAATGTGAGGTCTACCGTAAGCCATTAGCTTAAGTTCCTTATTATCTTCTTTAGATAGTTTAGGTAGTGTTAAAGTTAATGTTTCTTCAAAGAATGTTGTTCCATTCTCTCTTGAGGATGTAATAGCAGTTTCCAAACTATTAGTACCTTTTAATTCATATTGGTAGCAAGTAAATGTACCAGATAAATCAGTAATTTCGTCAGCAGTTTTGGTTACAGTTCCTAAGTCTCCAAAGTCAACAAACCAAGCTCTAACAATACCACCAATTACATCTTTACAAGGTACTTTTCTACCAGCTGTTAAATCGCAAGCCATATTATTAAAATTTAAATAAAGGGGGAATCACACCCCCTTGTTATTAATTAATTCTTAGGCGTGGTATAAAACTATATCAGAACCTATTCCGTAATTTACAGCACTTGTATATCTCATTACAACTCTTACATTTTGTGAGCCATCTAAGTCAGCCATATCTAATACTTTAACTTCGTTCATATCGTTTAATAAACCAGTACCAAAGTATAAGTTAGATTTTTGAGCAGCCATTGCAGTATCATCAGCTAATCCATTACAAACAAAGATTTTTACACCATCAAAAGATAGTTGCCCACCAGCGTTGTACCATTGTGTTCCCTGTGCGTTAACACCATTTGAACCAATAGAAGTAGCAAAACCACCTAAAGCTCTTACATAAGCTCTTGCAATGTTTTGTGATACGTAAATATGTAAATCTTCTTTATTGTAAAGTGCAGAAGGTACTGCATCAACAATAGAACCTAATTTATCAATTACGTTAGCAGCAGTTACAGCAGCGTGAGATGCTACATCTACTACATCAGCATCAGCCAAAGCTAAAGTTACTAATCCATCAAATTCTCCAGCGTTTGCATTAACACCTTCCCAAATGTTTTGCTCAGTTTTTTCAGCTACTAAACCAGCTACGTGGCCAATAATAAAATCTGAAAACTTAGGTGGCATTTTATCAAATGCAGAATATCCCATTTGAGCAGCTTCCCAATCAGAAATAAAGTCTTGCTTACAAAATTGTAAGTTTACTTGAAATTCTTCTGGTTGTAGTAATCTCTCAGTTAATGTTACTGTAGCAGTTGCATCAAAATCGCAAGAAGCGTTTTTAATTACGTTTGCATCAGTAGCTACTTTTTTCATAGTAGACTTATATTTGATATTAGGCATTACTTCAATACCGCCTTTATCAATTGTGTTAGCACTTAAAAGAGCAGCAGAAATATATTTACCTGCAAATTCTCCAGCGTAAGTACTTGTTATACTTGTTGTTGTCGCCATTTTATTTTATATTAATTATTGTTAAAAATTTTATCAAAAACCCTGTCTTTCGTTGTTTGTGTTCTATTGCTTGCAATATGAAAATTTACTTTATTATCAACTTCAGCTTCAGGATTATGTTTTACAGGTTCAGGAGCAACAGCAGAAAGTTCTTCTTTCTCTTCTATTACTTCTTCCTTCATTTCTTCTTTGTTACCCATTTTTTCAATCATTGCTTTGATTTCT